AGCGGCACAGCGTACTGGGCCGTGCGCACGTCGGCGGGTGACCTGGCCGGCACTGCGGACTACACGGCGGATTATGGCGAGGGGCGCATTACCTTCACCACTGACCAGGCAGGTACCGCCTATTACCTCACGGCGCGTAGTTACGACATCTACAGCGCAGCGGCGGACGTGTGGTTGGTGCGGCAATCGTTCTACTCGACAGCGTACAGTTTCAGCAGCGATGGTCAACAGTTTGACCGTCAGGCTCTGTTTGACCACGCGGTGGTCATGGAGAAACAGATGCGCAGTCGGGCTGGGCAGAACCGAGGGCGTGGCGCATTGCGTAAGGCGCGGTTTGTGCGGGCTGATGTAAACCCGTCGGAGTGACAGATGTTGACCGATACCGAACTGGCACAGATGCGTGAGGCGATAGAGGACATCCTGGCTGAGACCTGCACGATTTACGTGCGCAGTATGATTGGCGACGGTCAGGGTGGAAAGTATGAACAGTGGGATGATGGAACAGCGGAATCCTGTCGGGTTATGCCGATGTCTGCAGAGGATGCAACGCGCTACGCTGAGAAGCTAGGGGCGCAATCTGGCTGGGTCATTACTCTGCCATACTACGCCGACGTGAACGTTTATGACAAGATTGTCGCGGATGGTGTCGAGTATCGGGTGGTCGGTACGAACGAAAATGAGTCGTGGATCATGGCGAAACGGGCTTACTGTGCGAGGGTAAAATGACGGTCAAGGTGCGGCTTGATGACAGACGCCTGGTGGCGTTGCCAGCGGCGTTGGAGAAGTTAGCTGACCAGATATGCAACAAAGCAGCGAAAAACATTGAGACGCGGGCGAAGGTCAAAATCCAATCGCCACCGAAAACGGGGCGCATTTACCGTCACGGCAAAGTCGAGCATCAGGCCAGCGCACCAGGCGAAGCGCCGGCAACCGATACGGGCAATCTGGTCAACAGCATTGCCAGCGACCGCGTGCGGCCCATGCTGCATGAGGTTACCGTTGGCGCGGAATATAGCTCATGCCTGGAGTATGGTACATCACGCATGGCCCCACGACCGTTTTTCAGGCCAAGCTTTGATGAAGAGCGAGATGGGTTCAAGCGTGAAGTGGATAAGTTGATTGGCCTGGCGAGAGAGCGGGTGCGATGAACGAGATTGAGCGAGCGGTAGTCACGGCGTTGCAGGGTGATGCCGCAGTTATGGCAATAGCCACTGAAATCTGCTACGGCGCGGGCGACATAGACACGGCCTATCCGTTCGTGGTGCTGTTCAAACAGCCTATCAGCGACAGTGACCGTTACTCGTTCAATGCGCGCGCCGCGCGGTTGCAACGGTACGTGGTCAAAGCGGTGGACGGCGGCATGAGCAAAAGGCGCGCGCAGCAACTGGCCGATGCGGTTGACGCAGTGCTCACTGACAGCAATCTGTCATTGTCAGGTTGGTCTTGGTTGCACTGTCACCGCGTAGGGGATATTGAATACCAGGAAACACTGGCCGATGGGACGGTAGCCTGGCATGTAGGAGGCGTTTATGAAATTATCGTGGGGAGAGTGACATGAAGCGATGGGCAATTTTGGCGATGGCAATTTGGCTGTTGGTGATACTGGGTGGGGTGGCCTACGCGGTGACGTTGACGCCACAGACCATCACCACCACTGGCCTGGTAGTGACGCCGGTAACGGCTACAGACACAGCGTATGAGTTCAATAACACAGGGCGTGAGTTTATCTACATAAACAACGCTTATACCGACACATTGAACTACACCATCACCATACCAGGTACGGTCGGTGGCTATGCGCTGGAAGACATCACTGGCTCGGTGGTGAGTGGCACAGCGAAATACATCGGGCCATTTAATCCAGTTTACGCCAACGCCGCGGATGGCAACGTAGATTTCACAATAGACATTATTGATGGCAACATCACATTGGCAATATTGAGATTGCCGTAGGAGGTAGACAATGACAGCGATTGTAGGTAATGCGTGTAAACTGGAGATTTCGTCAGACAACAGCACCTGGTACGACATCTCAGGCTACGCCACCAGCGTTGACCCCGGCGAGATGGTGCGCGCCGACGGCGAGGTGTTTGTCTTTGGTAGCGATAAAGGCGAGGTCACCACGGGCAAGCTGGCGGTTCGAGAAATCAATATCGAGGTTCTGTACAATGAGTCGGGCACTGTGCCGTATGGTACGATACGCTCCGCAATTGACTCGAACTCGACGTACTACATCCGTTGGTCGCCAACGGGGGGCGGTTCTGGTTCGTACCAATACACCAGCGACGCGGGCAAATGGGTCAGCGTGAATGACCCTGGCGCAGAAGCGGATAGTGCCGACCCCATTGTCCTGACCGCTGTGTTCAAGACACCATACGTCACTAAGGGCACGGTGTAATGGCCAGGCAACTGAAGCGGGTTGATTGCCGTGCGGTGCAAGGCGACGGGGCCTATATGGTCATTAAGCCGCTCACGTTCGCCGAACGCAAGGCAGGCGTCAACGTGGACGTTTTGCTTCAGCGTGTCGTGGAGTGGAACTGGACGGACTGGGATGACCAGCCATTGCCGTTGCCGCATGACGAAGAGAGCCGTGAACAGCTTACTGACCAGGAAATTGAGTTTATCCTGACGCAGTTTGGCCTGGTGTTCAAATCTAATGATGCTGGCCCAAACTGAAAACGCGGGTGGCGGCATGGTTGATTGAACCGACCCGTCACCCGCTGCCAGATGAGTATCTGGAGTTGTTTCTGTGCCGTGATGTCTATCACTGCACACCAGCGGAACTGGCAGAACAGGACTGGGCGGTGGTCTCGGCGCATCTTCAATGTATCGCCGCTGAGAATCTGATACGGGAGAAACGACATGGCACGACGGGCAGACGCAAGTCTGGTCGGCGAAGTAAGCCTCGATACACGTAAATTCGACCAGGGCGTCAAATCCGTACAGAGCAGTATGCGCGGGTTGGCCGACGGCCTGAAGGCTGTCGGCGCGGCATTCGCCGCCTGGGGCGCAAAAGAACTGGCGCAAACTGGCTACGAGATGGCGAAGCTGGGCGCACAGTCGTTGCGTCTCAAGGAATCGTTTGAGCAATTAGCTGATGCCTATCAGGGTAACAGCCAGGCCATTCTAGACACATTAAAGCAGGCCTCGCAAGGGGCTATCTCCGAAACCAACCTCATCCTCGGCGCAAACCGCGCCATGATGCTGGGCTTAGGGGCGAACGCCGAGCAATTGGGCAAACTCATGGAAGTCGCCGCGTTCCGCGCGCGGGCGATGGGCATTTCCACCACGCAGGCGTGGGACAACATCGTCACAGGGATCGGGCGTAAATCGCCGCTCATTCTGGACAACCTGGGCATCGTTGGCCTGAAGATGGATGAGAACACTAGCAAAGCCGAGCTGATGGCACAGGTCATTGAGCAAGGGCAGCGGATGATAGTCGAGGCCGGGGGCGTCGTGGCTGATGAGGCTTCGCAGTATGAACAGTTAGAGGCGAAGTGGACGGACCTGAAAACCAAATTCGCCGAACTCGCCGTACCGGTCGTTTCTACCGTGCTAGACGTTAGCGTAAAGGGGCTGGACGAGCTACAAAAAGCGGCCGACTTGCTGGAAGAAGTGCGCAAGGGGCCGGAGCCGACTGTTAAGCAAATACTGCTAGAGGTTACTTACCCGACGGAAGACGCCGAAAAAGCTATCGGTTCACTTGGCGACGCGCTAGAAAAGCAAGCGCGAGAAGAACTCAAGGCGACACAGCCGGATTTGGCGCAAGACATTGAGCGCGGCGAGCTTATGGTCAGGATGCTGCAGGACGCTTGGCAGCTAGAACACGAAGAAGCGCAAAAGACGATTGAGGAATACGAACGCCTTCGGGCCGAGCAGGAAAAGTTGCATGAGCAGGAGGTTCAGAACAACGCTGAACTGCAGGCGATGGCGCAGCATATCGCTGACGTCGAGAAGGAGGTGAAGGCTGCAGGAGATTCGTATGGAGTGTTGGGCGAGGCGGCACATCAGTCGGTTACCGCATCGAGTGAGTTGGTAGATTGCCTCGCTTATGCGAACCAGCTTATCGCGACCGGGGCGATAGATACGCAGAAGTGGGCCGAATCGTGGAGCAACGCGCCGACAACGGTTGAGGAGTTCGCAAGGAACTTTGCTATTCTGAAGGCGAGGCTGGCAGAAGAGTCAATCCCTGTCGAGCAGTTCGTCAAGGACTGGCATTACGTCGAGTCGCAGTGGAATTCGGCAGTTGACACGATGCAGGAGTCAATGCGCGAACTGCAGTTCAACACGCTAAACGCCATGGGGCTAATGGGCCAGGCCGCGCGGAAGACAGAGGTTGATTATCTGCATCTAGCACAATTGATTAAGGACGTGCCGCTACCAAAATTGCCGGAGCCGTACAAGCTCGACTACAGCGATTACTCTACCGCCGAGCAGTTCGGCCCAAAGGCAACCGCGCAAGCCGCCCTCGCCGCGCTTGAGGTTGACGTTGTGTTGGCCAAGCAGTTTTCTGATGCGAGCAAAACCGCCGCAGACGACTTCTCGGCAAAAATGCAGGGCGCGAACACGATTATTGCGGACGATGTGGCGAAAAAGGTTGACGCTGCGCTGGGCATAAATGACCCAACGCGCGGTGGGCCGCTGGACAGAGGCGACGCGCCTGCTGAGTGGTGGCGGCGGTTGCCAGACATCATCACGCGCGGTGAGGGTAGCCCGTGGGCTGAGGAGATGCGCGGCGACATTGCCAAAATCGCTGATTTCCTGGTTGGGCCAGGCGCGGGCGAAAAGGTGTTGGCCGATGAGGGGGCGATGCGGGCTGGCGCTGAGGCCATTCAACGGTTCGCTGAGCAATTCGGCTACGCCGGAGCGGCTGGGGCGATTGAACTCAACGCTGGTGTGGTGACGATTGACTGGCAACAGGCGGCGGCGGCAATGGAACGCGAGACTGGGTTGGAAAAAGCTGTTGTGGGGGGCGAGGCTTACGCCGCCCAGCAAATGGGCCTGCCAGTGACTGGGTTGGCTGTTCCAACAGGCGTTCCTGGCGCAACCGCTGCTGCGCCAGGCGCAGAGGGCGGTATTGCGGGCAGCGGCTACGCGGTCATGGCTCAGGACGTGCAGGTGCTGGCTGAGATATTGCAGACGACGTTGATGCCGCAATTGACCGTCGTCAATGACTTCTTTGTGACGCAACTCAATCTCAATATCGGCGTGGCAAACACATTGCTGGGGACGGATATACCGAATTCCATCACCACTGCAACTGGCAGCTTCACATCGTTTGTGTCCGACGCGCTTGAACCAACGACAAGCGCAGCCGCTGCGCTCAATAAGCAATTGCAAGGCTTGATTGACAAACTGAGAACGCTGGCAGACATGGATTTGGGCGATTTCCAGCCTGGCAGTCCTACACCATTTGAGTTGGGTTTGCGGGGCATAAATGAAGAACTGTCACAGATGGGCGGCGCGTGGGGGATGATTACACCATTGAGTGGCGGGGGTAATGCAGGCCCACCGCTCAGCGTCCATCTGCACGTCGGAGCGATGTTGGGCCGTGAGGCTGACGCTTACCGTCTGGCGAACGAGCTATTGCCGTACCTGAACCGGGCGCGGAGAGTACAGCGGTGGGATTGATTGAGACGAAGGTCTACATAGATTTCGACAACGACCTAAATTTCAGCGACGCTGATGAGGACATCAGCGATTATGTAACAGGGCTGGTGATTCAGCGCGGCACAGACCAGACGTTGAACGCTGGTTCGCTGGAATTGCAAGTGTTGGACGCCGACGGGCGATTCCAGCCACAGAATACCGGCGGGCCTTACGGCAGTGGCCTGATGATTGGGCGACGGGTACAGGTCGTGATGGGCGTGGGTGGCAGCGAAGTGTCGCAATTCTGCGGTTTCATCACAGAAATCACGCCAGAGTACGTCGCCAGTGATGAACATACGCCAGTGCGCAGCATTCTGGCGTCTGACCTGTTATGTTTGCTTGGCATTCGCAAAGTGACCACTGGTACGCTGCTGAACAAGCTCACGGGCGAATTGATTGACCTTTTGCTGAACAATCTGGGCTGGGAGCCGGGGATAGCGACTTTTGATCGTATTTACCTGGATACGCCAACGGCGTTGCTGGGTGGGCCAGGAGCGAATTGGCGTTATGTAGATGCGGGGCAAACGACTATTCCCTATTGTAGTTGGGAAAAGACGCCGATAGCGGTGGCAATTCGAGATATAGTTGAGGCAGAACATGGCTTGTTTTGGATCGGCAAGGATGGCTGGGTGCATTTTGAGGATCGTCATCATCGGACTACAGACCGCGTAAGTCTGGCGACGTTGACTGACAATCACATTTCGGAATTGGTTTTACGCTACACGGATCAGGATTTGTTTAATGTCGTTGAGGTTGTCGCGCATCCGCGCAGCGTTGGCACACCGGCCAGCGTCGTATTCGACGCCATCGGTGACAACAACGGACATCAGATTGTGAGCGGAGACAGTCGCAAATATCCTGTGTCATATAGCGACCCTGTTTCGGGGCGTCCATGCGAGGCTACGGACATTGTGACGCCGGTATCGGGGACAGACTATGTAGCCAACAGCGCGGCGGATGGTTCGGGTAGTAATCGTACAATCGATATTACTGTCAGTCTCGTTGCTGATGATAATGGCCGTTACACTTTTACTGTGACCAACAATAGCAGTTCAAAACTCTATCTAACCAAATTGCAGTTACGCGCGACTCCGCTTGTCGCGTATGATGCAGTGTCGCAGATTGCCGAAGACGAAGCCAGTCAGGCGCAGTTTTTGGAGCGCGATTTAGTCATAGACAATTATTTGCTTAACGATCCTACTGAGGCGAATGATTATGCTGACTGGTTATTGTTGCAATATAAAGACCCGCACGCCAGGATTGAGCGATTGACGCTGTTTGACAGCAACTGGACAAATGCGTTGCAGATTCTCAACCGTGAGATTTCCGACCGCGTGACGATACAGAGCGACAAGTACAACATT